CTAAGCCGTGTTCTCATTTTGGCTGTCGCCCGCAATGGTAAAACCGGCATCGCGAATTGCCGCCTTCACCTGCCTGGCGTCCATCACCGCCGTTTTCACATAGCCAAAGAAGGCTACCCGTGCGCCGGGCAAACGGATTGGCGTCGCCAGTTGGTCATTGAGCTCATGATTGCGCTGCGCCATCAGCTCGGCGCGCGCCTGCCAAAACGCGGCGGGATCGGTTGGGGTTTCAGTCGCGGTTTCGAACAGCGACGCCAATTCGCTTAGCGCCTCCCACTCCGCCAACAGGGCGGCAACCACTTCAGGATTAGCCACCTGCCCCCAGTCAGAGGGTAAAGCCCCCTCACGCCACGCCTCGAGATAACCGGGCAGCGCCCTCTTCAACTGGCTCAACCGATCGTTCAACACAGGTTTCCTTTTATAACGCCTAATGCCTTGATATTCCCCATAATGCCACTCTCATTTAACCGGTGATGGGAGCAATGACCGGAGCTTATCAGCGCCATAAATGACGTAATGACTTTTGGTGCGGCGAAATTAGCGATATGTGCGGATGGGGAATAAGGATGGAGATCGGGTTGGTGGCTATGACTCGAAAAGAGGAGCGGGGATTGTTGGTGGTGCCTTAAATAGAATTTCCTTATAAATCAATCACACAAAAAAAGACCGAATACGATTCCTTTATGCGCAAAATAATGACAATAGCCATAAAAAACAAATAGTTAAAACATAAAATCCTTTCGCAGTCCCTTGCTATACCTTGCATTTCCTTTCTTTAATTTCAGTCGCTTACCAAAGTTCTCGAATCGATTCGGGAGAAATTCGGCCGTGATCCCTGTCTTAATGACTGGTCATCAAATAACAGGCAGATCATCCCACTCACAACTCCGCATATCGTTCACGCAGTACATCACCACGCCGAACACCTCGATCCCTTCTTCCGAATCTTCATTACCGAGTTCAGTTTCCCGGCCCGAGCCATCGAGAAACTCAAGCGCGCGATACGGGTAAAGACGAAGCCGGCGCAACACATGTGCGCCTTCCTCGGCGGCTACGATAATGCTGCCGTGCACCGGCGTCGCCGACGAATCGACAACGAGCAACGCGTCAGCGTGGATACCGACCGCCAACGCCTGGCCGGCGGCACGGAGCAGATAAGTAGCGCTCGGTTTTGAAATGCAGATCTCGTCAAGGCTCAAACGGCGCTCAACGTAGTCTGCTGCCGGGCTGGCAAATTTTGGCATCATTCCCATGGTGTTTTACCTCACAACAAATACTGTATACACATACAGTATACGTATAAGAAAAAACCGATGTGAAGATAGATTCAGCTCGAAAATGACAGATGTCTGATCGATAAAGAAAGATAGTTTTCACCGTTAGCCGGAATCCCTTCCGGCATAGCATTACATCCCCAAGCGTGACGCGAGGATCGCGTCAGATTCGTCAGCGGTGTGAAGGCATAGAATGTCCATGAATGCCCCATAGCACGCACTGACGATGTTATTCGCTAACTGCGTACCACCGATCAACATCGGCGTAGTGTAGCTGCTCAAATCAGCCAGTTTTCCCGTCGCCGCCGGCGCGGAGGTCGCAAGCAACTTCCCTTTCTCGTACCCCTCAATAACCCCTTGATCCACTTTGAACAGGCCAGATGATGGCACGTAATCAGCATAGATATTGGTTGCGGCATTGAGCGCACCACCACTACCCGCTGGCCATGCGCTATCGCGTGACCCATATCGCCACGCCTCAGTAACTGCGCTGTTGTTCGTTATCATCGTCCGAAGATACGCCATCGGTAAACCTGTCAGATTGTATCCGGCAGTAATTCCGTTATTGTCGGCACGATTGAGGTCGCTCATGCGGCCTGCAATCAAATAAGTCGAACTTTTCTGGATAACAAGATTCGTGCGGCTTTTGAGATACCAGCCCCCACCCGATGTGACCTGAATGATAACCGCGCGCGCAGTCGCATCGTAGGTCATGGGCAGCGGTGGAGTTCCTTGGGAACCCGCGATCAAATCCCCAGCAGAGCCAAGCAGGTTATAAACGGTTTGGACATTTCCAGCACCATCGACTTTTAAACCAAACGCCGGCGCTGCACAGAATGTTGCTCGACTGTACATCCCGTTATTTACCAGAAACTCAAACCGCGCAAGGCAACCTGATTCATCTGGAACTTTGCCTCCGTCTGCTACTATCCGCGCTTTGTATGCGCTAAATAGCGCCGACGGATCAAGAATGGAAGCGGATAAGTCCAGAGCTGGGCGGAAACCAGAATAGCTTTTGCCGGTATTAATGGCTGCTGTCATTTTTAAAATTCTCCGGTCATTGGCAGGCGATCGAGGCACAGCCAGTTATAAAGGGGGAAAGGCTCGTTATTTCGCGTGATCCATCGCGATTTAATTGGGGACGAATCACGGAAGCATGTAAGCGGATACACGTGGCCACTTGAACTAAGCGCGGTATTAGTAAAGCCAACCAGTATGTAATCATCTGATGCCGGAGCTTTATCAAACTCAATGCGAATAATGTTACCGTCGACGACAGTGACGCTCTGAACTGATGCGGAGTTTTTCTCGAGACTAATTCCTTGATTCAAACAATCAGCGATGAAGTTGGTATCAATGACGATCGGCGTATATGGGACATCACAGAGCAAATCAACAATATTTCCTGAGACGGAAAGGCTTTTTACTTTCAGCCCAGTCCACGTGCCTTTTTTCTCTGCGTTGTACAGATGCCAGTGAATGGCCTGTGCAGTATATTCCCCCTGTAGCACTTTTCCTTTTGCGTTCAGATGACTGAGCGAGTTGTCGTTATAGAGCCAGTTCAACATGTATTTAGGGCCGTACATAATCGCCGTGTCGGGGTTTTGGCGCACGTATGCGAGTTGGTCAACCGCTGGAACTGAATACGGTTGAACCACGATGCTTTCGCCCGTCGGGTTACCCTCTTCATCAACGGCTCCAGCTTTGGTGTTGCTGCGACTGCCGACCTGCCCGATAACAATCAGGAAATCGTCTGTCTGGCCGGTAATGCCCTTAAAGTCGATTTGAATGCCGGGGAAATAAACGTTTTCTTTTGCGAGATAGTCTCCCGGATTTCGGCAATCACCATTATCGGAATCAGTTTCTCCATGCTCATGAGACAGAAACTTAAATATATATTGCTTACCGACACCGTCCGCAGCACTCTTAGCCATTCGAACAAATTTTAGTCCGTTTTCATATGGCACGGTCCCCCTGCTGATTTGTATGAATGAGCGACCACCAGCCGCAAATCCAGCATGGATATAAATAATATTTCCAACACCCTTGGACATGAGTTCATTGTACATTGGGAGGATATTACCTTGGCGGTATGATGGGTAACTCATATCGTTAAGGTTTGATACGTCATCATTATTTACAGCATTTATGTTCTTACCTTCTGGATTTCCGTTTATACCCGCCAATAAGCGACCACGGAATGATTTATCAATATTAACAATGTTCGAATTAGCAGTATCGAACGCTAGATTAAGAGATTGGCCGCAGGCGCCAGCACCGTGAATCACGGTTGCATCAATAGGCATTTCTCGTATAGATGGAACATACATCACGCCAGCCCCAGAAGTAGCATCACCACCTGGCATATAGCTGAATACAAAGCCGTTTGATGTCAGTTTTTGCGCCGTTAACACAGGACGCTCAGACCACACAATATCACCGCGCCACGCAGCTGCAGGAACGCCGCCGACAGTCGTGATTGATGCCAAAGACTCGCCGAGATTATCTTGAAGCGGTCCGTCAATGCCGGGGATATGCACGCCGCCGTCATCGTCAATCGCGAATATTGCCGACGTCATATCAGACGTGAAAATAACGAACTGGAATCCAGCAACCCTGCGAGAAAACGTGGTCGAACAAATCGTGTTTAATCTGTCTTGCAAAACGTCATCAGTGCCGACGATCCGAATATCGCCGTTATTGTTTATTGTTACCAGTCCGTCAATGCCGTTTTTTGCCACGATAGCGTATTGCAGATCAACGTATCGATTTGCAATGCTCTTCGGCATGAGCTGTTCGATATAATCTTGAATTGAAGACCTTAACCCAGCCAGCCACAACCCAAAATCGTTATCAAGCGCCATTGCTGTCTCAGAAGCGCCGCCGGCACCTTCAACTAACCACTGCCATTGCTCAGATTGATATTGCCGAAGTGAAGCCGTTCGCCTGTTAGTTTCAATCAGACTCGCCAGCAGCGAAATAACCGAGGCGGCAATCTCATCAACGTATTTCCCATTGCTCAGATAGCGGCCCGTTGGCGTCGCTACACCGTTGACGTTCTCATATTCATCAACCCATTGCGTTGAAATGGTCGAGCGAACAGAGAAATAACGCCGCGTTTCAGTGCCAGCGTCGATCGCGGCTTGTGCAGCAACGACATCAGGATAAGCATCAGCACCAGATTGCGCGATTTCTGCCGCAGCTTCGGCGCGATCAGCTGCACCCGAAGCAATGACTGCATTTTCAGCTACGCCTTCGGCGGCTTCCGCCGCACCAAGTTCAGCCTGAGTGGCTTTTGCGGCGGAATTAGCCGCTGAAATTGCACTACCTTGGGCTGCCTGGGCATATGCATCACCTGCTGATGCGCCGGCAGTGCGGCGCTGACCAAGGGTAACAGAAACCCCTACCACGTCAGTGACTGGCAAACCATTATTTGACATGATTTATTTCTCTCTATTAAGCGGTGCGATACCAGCCCATTAATTTGACGTAAGCATTGGTGATATTAATTGAATTCCCAGAACCAAGGGTTTCTGTTGAACCACTAACATTATGTGAATGCGTACCAATATTTACCGTGTGTGCGTGTTCACCGTCGTCACTTGTATAAGTAAGCGGCCTATGTGAATCATTATCAGACCCAACTATATAGTCTTGGTATGAAGCACCTGGGCCTGCCATGCCAGACCTATGATTATGTCTGCCCTGGGTATCTGTTTGTCGAGAGCCGAGATCTACTTCATTAGCAGTGCCGCTGACAGATAACGCTATATTTGGCAGGTTTTCCTTACTGATGATTATTTGATCCGCCCCTCCGGACTCAAGCAAATCACTCCCATCAGGTTTCGATAACCTGATGGTTTTATTCTCACCAAGGTATACCCACGTAGTACCTGGAAAAAGTTCGTTAGGGTTTTTATTTTGAGCAAACCAAGCAACCATGCCGACAGGATGACTAAAATTAATTATTGGTTTTGATAATGCTTTAATCAGTGATTGTAAAACCTTGCTCGTATCACCATCATCCAACACATCATCACCGGAGTTAATGGAAATGAAATCACCTAATACGGATGACATCACGGAAGATTGCCGCCATACCTTGTTAAGTTCTTCACTTTTTGCTACACCTGCGGTAAATCCCGCCCCTACAGCGGGTAGTGATTCATATTCATTCTGTGATAACACGTTCGCATATTCACCGATGGCAAACGGTTTAAATTCATTCTTCGCCATTTATCCCTCCACAACTTCATAATTTACGGCGATCCCCATCGGTTTAATCGAGAGATACCCCTGCCGAATAATTTCTTTCGTGATTGCCGGTATTACGGCCCCTCGAGCTGTGATCGTCATGCTCATGTCGAGATTGTCCGAAAAAGTGATCGTGATACCGCCTTTCGGATAAATAGCCGCCAGAACGGCGGGCAGCGTTTCTACAGTACCGTCCCAGTTGTTGGCGCCGATTTTTGCACGCAGTACCGTTCGATAGGTGTCGTCATCCATATCGATATACTCGTCGCCGTAGTCGTAGCGTCCCTTCCATGTCCCCAGGTCGAAACCCAGAACGGGATCATCGAACGAAAAATAATGGTTCACTGCCGGTGCTCGTATGCGACGCCCGCGCCCTACCCACAGGCCGATTACATCGAGCTGAGCGCCAATGGCGCTATCAAGGTCAAACGCCGGCACGATGCCGCGCGTGCTGTCCTGTTGACGTACGAACGCCTCAGTGACTGCATTGACGGTGGCGAAGTAGTTGGGGAATTGACAGTGATAAGCGGGTATTAATGCGGTGTATTTGTTGGTCATCATGCCACCGTGATAATTGCGATATTCTCCGGCGAACAGGTCGCAGACTCGTTAAACAGGATCGGAATGTTGGCCTCGCTCATCGTGACCGCATCTTTTCCAATGCTCACCGTCATCAGGTCATAGGTTTTCCCGCTGGCGGCATTTCCCAGCGTGGCGGGAACATAAAGCCGGGAAAAATAAACGGTGTCACCGATATAGAGCGTGTTGATGTAGTCGGACACGGCTTTTTTTATGTCTTCGCCAATGTCGCTGGTGTAGCCAGGAAGCACCTTAATTTTGATAGCGGCGTAAATCGGAACTTTGGTCGGCCGGAAAAAATGGATCGGCTTGTCTGTGCCATAGGCATCTTTGACGATCACCGTCGTAGTGCCGAACGTCGGCGCGCCAGGTGATTTTTTTATCGCGATGATCCGAGCGATCTCTTCTGCATCGCCGCCATCTACCACCATCGAAACCGCATGCGCCGGCACGCCGTTGATGTCGGTTTCCGAAGTGTCGTTGTCGTAACCCTTATAGCGCGTCACGCCTGTGATATTGGCAATGGCGCCTATCAGCCCCTCCATGACAGTTCGGGACGGTAGCGCGACGCTGAGCGCCTGCCGCTGGCGCAGCTCGGCGTCAGTTTCCACCGGTTTGCCGGCGGTGGCCGCTTCAGGGTTCGTGACGGATTGCCAGCCGCGCGTCGGTGTAGCGATTTGCGAAACATCGCCAGGCAGCGCGGTGATGGCACCTGCCTTCTGCGCCGTCGCAGTTACCACCGCCTGGCCGTGAATATCGAGTTCCACCTCTGCCGGCAAATCCCAGAGGTTCCCAGCGCTGTCGCGTACTGAGGCATTTCTGATAACTATGCCAACCTGGCCGATCAGCTTCACGTCAACAGTGGAATTTGACGGCGCCTTGCGGCTGATGCCGTTGATTTTGACGTTACTCGCCAACCCCGCGCCGGTGCCGGTCGCCGGGCTAAACGCATTCCAGGTGGCGATCGCCGCATTGTTTCCACCGTGCATCGCGTAGGCGATCAGCGACAACAGCACGCCGTCTTTGCTGTCTGGCTCGATGTAGATGTCATCGCCATAGATGCCGCGAAAAATCGTCTGCCACCCGGTGAGGATGGTCTGGAATTCAGGCGCGCTCATCCCTGCCGCCGTTATTTTTGGAAGCATCGAATCGATAATGTCTTCATACATAGGTGGTTACCGAGGTTTGGCCGAAGGCGGTGTTTAACGTGGCCGTGATCAGGAGATCGCGCGTATCAACATCGCGCTGGCTCTGGTACTCGACGATCTCGGTCACGTTCGGCGTGCCGAGGATACGCTCGCGGATCACGATGTCATAGAGGCCCGACGTGTATTTGCCGAGTATCTGCGTCCAGTCGGTGCCGGCAGTGGTATCGAGGAACCATTCGCCCTTTCGCAGCTGTAGGCGGCTGATCACTGCCATGCCCACAGCCTCGGGCGTGTTAATGAAGAAATCACCCTCGCCGCGCCCGAAGCTGTAATCGCCATTCGTGTCTTCTTTCCGGTATCTCACTGCGGGCCTCCCGTCTGGCCGCCGCCAGTTTCTACACCACCGTGCTTGTGCGTCTGCAGGCTGATGCCCCCGGCGTTGACGTCGTTCGTCACGTTGACCGGCCCCAGCATCGTCGCCGTGCCGCCACCGTCACCCATGCCCTGCGACAGGTTGCCGTTGATGGTCACGTTTCCGTTGAGCACAATTTCGGGGGAGTTGATCTCCGTGCCGCCCTGCGCGCTGGCGGTCAGCTTACCCGGCGTGGTAACGGTCACCGCGTGGCTGCTGGGGTCGAGTTCGATAAATGCGGCGCCGTCGTCGGTGCGCAGCTGCGCGGCGCTGGTGCTGATACCGCTGATTTTCTGGGCCTGCGACTGCGGGCCGACAATAGCGAAGGCGTCAGACAGGTGGTGCATGCGTTCGGCGGCCGACTCCTGCACTCCACCGCTTTGCCACCAGAAATCGATGCTACGGTCGGCAAAAACAAGTAGGCACTCATCACCCGACTTGACCGGAAACGTGAGCGTAACGCCCCCACCACGCGGGAAAATGACCGGCACATCGACCAGCAGCGGCAGGCTGGCAGAATTTCCGCCGCCGGCGCTTTCCGGCTCGGAACCTTTCACGGCCGGCAGGACAACACAGGTCACCGCGTCCGCGTCAAAGGATTGAATGATGCCGGGGATCGATACGCGCATTCTCGCGTTGATGGCGTCGATCAGCGCCTGGTCGGCCTGCTGCTTATCGCCGATTTGAGATGTAAGGGATACGGGCATGAATTTTTCCCATAAAAAAACCCGCCGAAGCGGGTTTGTTGGTGTGACAACTTACTTATCTTTCTTGCGTATAAATACATAGCCGCAAAAAGTACATTTATGTACCGCTGCTGGGTTTGCATTCCTGCAAGATGGACAGCCCTTATGCGGAGTTTTCATTACTTTGACCTGGTAGTTTGTCAGCGTCATTTTTATGCTCACAGTTGTTAAACAAAGTAATAAGTTCTTCTTTTGAAAATGTAACCACTGCTTCTGTGCTGGATGAGTATCTTATCAAGGCCATTATTCCAACGTTATCTATAAATGACTTATACTTTATTAGTATTGTCTCGCACCGCTCATTGATAGCGTCCCACTCATCCTCGAAGCTGCCCCTAGTCAATACAGGTAGCGAACGGTAATATAATCTATATAACTCAGAAGCCAGATAAAAGTCAGGCCATGCTCCGTTACCATCAGCGATCAAGTCTTTGTAGATCTCATTATTGAATCCGTCCGAGGTCATACTTTCAGCCTTGGCACCAGCGAGAAGATTGATGACTCTATCTCCTAGAGTAGCATTGATACCTTTTATGTTTTCAAGGTCTTGGTATCCTTCTCTTTCACAGTATGCCACCCATCGCCCATTACTTGGCATAGACAAAACTATTTTTTTACTATACTCACCCAACACCCACCCTGTAACCCAATGACCAGCCTCATGACGGGCATTATTTCTGAGTAGTGCCTTATTCACTCACGCCTCCAGAAATCAATATAAAAAACAAAACAATTATCTAATCAAAAACAAATTTTTCATTTAAAATGATAAGGCATCGCGTACCAATTTCACTTGATTCAATCTCTCCACCCAAATATTTTTTATGATTGTTAAAAATGAAATTCCAACTATTGAAAACAAGCTCATTCCCATCAAGAAGCCCTTCTGTTAAAAGCCATCGGCGATAGCAATTGGCTAATAAATCAACTAACTTCTGACATTGTTCTTGGTGAGCTATTCTGTCTCTCATATGAGACAAATCTTTTGGAAGCTGTAGCAAACAGTAATTATAATCTGCTATAGAGTATTTAAAATCTAGCTTTACCTTTAACTCTTCTTGTTTTTTCCATCGCAACATAGCCCAAATAGCCATCATTAGAGCTCCAGCTGTAGAGATCGCTGAAACTGCTGCCCAATATGTCGACCAATCCATATCCCCCCCGAATAAACGCAATATTTATATCACATAAAATAGTCCAGTTAACCCAGAGTCTTCAAGTGCTCTATACCTAACCATTTTCCAAATTGCCTCATCACGACACAATGATAATTCGTACACTCAAAATCATTTCTTAAAGAAATCCCATTTTTTTCGCAGCGTCGATGTTCAACACATCACCTCGCCCACTGCATGGAACAGCTGTGGTCACCATCTCAACATAGCCAATATTACCCTTCTGCTGGCATAATTTAAAATGCATGACTGCAAGTCTAGCCGCATGTTCAAAATCTATATAATTCCCATATGAAGCATCATTTAAAGCAGCAACCTTGGTTTTGTCTGGTATGCTTCCGTTTTTTAGCATAGCTGCAAAATCATTAATCCCCTTGGTTAAGCTAGAAATACACAAGGATTTATAGTCAGTATTGTTATAGGCTGAAATCCTTTTACATTCATTAGAGTACCCTTCCATTGCCACCTGAAAGCGCCTAACCGTAAGATTATACGTTCCAACTTTAACATATGAGTTATCAATAGTTTGTGTGCCTGGGTAACGCGTAACAAAATCCAGTTTATTAAGTGCAGATGCGAATCCTTTTTCATCAACAGCCGCCGAGTCAACATCAATTTTATCTATCAAAACTTCAGGGTGAGACTTTTCGAAGCGCTCACTTTCATCTTTCTGTCTTTTAATTCTTTCTACTTGATCATTAGCAACTCGCTTTTCATATTCAGACCTCTCCTTCTCTTTTTGAGCAATCCACTCCCTTTGTGCATTAATACCATTAGGATCCCAGCTGCATGAACTCAAAAAAACAGGAGAAACCATTACAATTACCGCGAGCATCTTCATTAAGAATTCATCCCGATGTTTTATTTATAGACGCTATAGACTGCAAATCTCTAGCACCACGAGCAAAACACATAAGATCCATGTACCATGCCTGACCTCGTGTATCGCCAGTATAGTCGATCGCTTTGACGATATACACGCCGTCCGTCGCAATACTGGCAGGCTGCCGCAGAGGGCCGGCGACAACTAGGTTTCCGTTCTGGTCGGTTTCGCTGATGCGGCCGCCGGATTGGGCGATCTCACTGTCGGATAGCGCTGTTCGATAAACTGATGCCTGGTCGAGCTGGATCAGGCCATTGATGCGAATATTCGGGTTGATGAGGCAGCGCACGTTAACGCCAGCGTCCATCGTTTGCTGAGGCATACCGATTAGCCCTGTTTCGCTGTTCAGCACGATAGCCTCGTGAATGTATTTGTTCTCGTTGACCATCTGCAGCTTGCCGTCGATCAGCTGCCAGGTGGCCTTACACATGCCGGCAACGGAGTCCATGACATCGCGCGCGGATTGGAACAGCGCCAGCCCGCGAGGAAAAACCGTATCGGGAAAAGTTCCGGTGATCCCCTGGGTGATGCCGTAGGCGCTGAAGCTTTTCAGGGCGGCATTGTACACGTCAGCCACGGTATAGCCGGCGGCGAGCGTCGTGTTCACCGTCGCATAGAGAAACGCCTCATGATCGCCCACGGCCTGAATCAGCACCCAGGAATCGGTCGGGTTGTCTTTGCCGGTGATCGTGAAGCGCAGATCTCCCTCAAAAATCAGGCCAAAGTTCTGGCCGTCCCGCTGGCCTGATTTTGCCGGGTCCACCGGCCGCGCTACGCCGACCTGAGTGGCTTCTGCATCTGGGGCTATCCCATCATAGCCGGCAATCATGCGGATTTTAGAAAACTCGCTGCCCAGAATCCGGTTTTGGGTATCCGGCGAAAGGTTGTAAATTTTGACGTTGGCGACACGCGGCCACCGCGTATCGGCCCACTCAATGCGGAAAGTGACTTTAAAATCTGACAGGCTGATGCCGCTGCCCTGCTGGTCCAGCAGCTGCAGCTCAAAATGCCGCATCCAGTTCTGACTCATGCCCTACTCCTGCACAAAATAAAGGTGGCTGCCGATCCCGAGGTTGGTTTTCGTCGGTAGCTCTGGTTCGTTGTTGTCGACCATGACGATCAGCGCACCGGTAAACCCCAGGTGCGCATGCTGCGCCAGCAGGTTGGCGCCAGGCACCAGCGGCACACTATTCACCAGCGCGCCGCCGGCGCTGTCCATGAGGTCGAGCAACCAGCCGGCCTCATCGCGCCAGGTCAGCCGCATAGTCATCTGCTGGCCGCCCAGAGCGATCCCGAATTGCTGATTGTCCGGCGTCAGCGGAATTTCCTGAATGTTCACCCGAAACCTCCCAGCACTCCCAGCGCGCCGCGCTGCGCCTGGGAGAGCAAACTTTCGTTGACCGGCTTGGCCGATTTAGTGCCAGAGTTCTGCACCGCCGACGTGCTGACGCCGTCGGCCATGTTGGCTTTGTCCGCAACCGAAACGCTCTGCGTGCGGGAAATGATGACGTTGCGCAGCGTCAGGACACACATCAGCACGTTTTCGCTGGTGCGATCGGTCGTGACATCCAGTGAGCGGATCAGCATGTTCTGGTACTGCCGCTTGCCGGTGGTGACGTCGAACGGCAAGCGGCTTTCCTGCAGCGCGAGCAACTGCTTATAAACTTCCCGCGGGCCGCTGCTGAGCGTCCGGCCGCTGTTGATGTCGATAAACTGGGTTGTGTCGACGCCATCCAGAATCGAGCCACCGCCGGCGAATCCCAGCTCCATCGTCACCTCCGGCGGCCGCTTGTAGGCGTGGTCGCTGACAGGTGCGCCATCCTCGATCGGGTGCTCGGTGATCTCCAGCGTGTCGCTGTGTTTTTCCGAAATAGCCACGCTCGGGATGATGCCGCCGATCTTCCGGGTCTGCTGCGAAAACAGGACGGAGAGAATATCCATTATTGCGGCCTCGCATAGAGTTGCTGGGTCAGGCGGGAGTTCACGCCAGTTTGACGATCGGCGACTTCCATCCCTGCGCGAGCAGGATCGTTAACGCCGTGGATATTGATCACCGTCTGCTGATTCAGGCTATTCCCGCCGGCGCCTGGCATGTTGCTGAGCACTCTCGGTATGTAGTTGCGCGTCTCCGCCGGCATCAGCCCCATGCCATGCTTCTGAACGTTGCCGATCCCCCAGTTATAGGACGCCAGCGTTTTTTCCAGATCGCCGCCATTCATGCGCAGCAGCATACCCAGATAGCGAGCAGCGGCCGCCGCTGATTTGGACGGGTCGAAGACGTCATCGCCACGTAGCCCCATGTCCCGGGCGGTGCCAGGCATAAACTGGAACAAGCCTTTCGCGCCGGCACCGGAAACAGCAAACTGATTGCCGCCAGATTCGGTTAGCGCAACGCTGCGCAGCAGGCCCGCCGGCAGATTGTACATTGCCTCGAGCTGCGTCAGTTTGGGCTGCAGCCAGCCCAACAGCGCCGCCCCTGCTTTTGTCGCCTGCGGCCGGCGTACCGACTGGCCGTATTGCGTAGATTCACCGCGGCGCCACGGCAGCAGTTTTCGTCCCCATTCGTCGACCGTGTCACTGCCCGGGAGCTGGTTCAGGAAATCGGCGACTGGGTTGTTGGTCAGCCAGGAATATTTCCCCTCGAGCGGTTTAACGACAGCCTCTTCGACCGCAAGCAAGCCGCCGATCACGCCCGCTTTGCCCAGGCCGCCCATCGCTTTTGACAGGCCACCGACGCTTTTAGTCACGGAGCCGATCGCACTGACCATTTTCGCCGCCCAGGTAACAGCCACGAAACCGGCCAAAATTTCCAGCGCAGTTTTCCAGCCGCCGACGGCGTCTTTCAGTTCGAGCAGCTTGTCACGCAGCCAGATCATCGCGTTCTTGGCCTGGGTGATAGCCGGTTCCCACTTCGCCCAATCGATGAGGCTTTTTCCGCCTTCTTTCCAGGTGCGGTAATCGTCCCACAGCAGGCCGATCCCCACGATAAGCGCAGTGATCATCCCAATCGGCGACATCAGGAAAGCGCTATTCAGCAGCCGCCAGGCAACCAGCAACGCGCCGAAAATCCCGATCAGTTTGCGCGATTCGGTATCGAGGCTTTTCCACCAGTTGATCACCTGATCGATAGCCTGATAGCCACGGTAAAGCATCCGCCCGAAAACCTCGGCTAACCAGAGAACACCCCGAACAGTTTTGGTGATGAATCCCTCTATCTTCGGGAAATTATCCATGATGCGCCGGCGCAGCGTATCCAGTGAGCCACTCAGGCCGCCGGCCAGATCTGAGCCGATTTTGTCTTTTGCCATGCCAAGCAGCGCGGTCAGGCTGCGCATGGAGGTCATGAATTTATTGGACTGCTGCGCCGCGCTGTCGGCGTTCAGGCCGGTGGCTTTCAGCATGCTCTGGTAATCGGCAGTAAAACCGTTAATGCCGCGGCGCATGGCGAGGAGCGTGTTTTCGTCGATCCCCAGCATCTGCGCATACTGATTCGCTCGGTAATACGGCATGCTGCGCAGCTTATCGCCGACACCGGTAAAAATGGCGGCGGCATCGCGCATCTGACCGTTCGCACCGCGCGTCTGCACGCCCAGGCGGTTCAGGAAACCTTCCGCGCCCGGGTTGTTACGGATGAATCTCGCGAGGCTCTCCAGCGAGCCCTGCGCAGCTGCCGCGTCTGCGCCCATCTGCGAGGCGGCATATCCCAACGAGCGAATGCCCGCCACTGAGGCGCCGGTGCGCTGCGATGCAAAATAGACTTTATCCAGGCCATTGGCGATCTGCGTGGTGAAGCCGACGATCGTCAGCGCAGCCCCTTCTACTGCCGCCCCCATTTTGAGCACGTTCGCCGTGACGCCGGCGACAACAGCAGAGAATTTTCGCTCACCGGTGGAGTCGATTTCGAAGCCCAGAGAAATCAAAAAATCCTTGATGGTTTCAGCGTTCATTGATCCTCTCTCCAGCTGGCGATCCGGGCTTCGTTATCCGCTTTCATGTCCAGGTAATCATTCATCAGCGCGACGTCGAATAAATCGAGGCGCCCATCCTTGAGCGCCTCAAAGCTGCACATGCCGGCATCCACCGGACGTAACAGGTAATCCTCGCCGCCCGGCAGGACGTCCAGCGTCAGGCCGGCGGCTGGTCTTTCGTCTCGCTGTCGGGGAGTGCGGGCAAAAAATTTCCCAACGAGTCCCCGACCACGCGCGCGACGATCTGCAGCATGTCCATCATGTCGATGTCATCGAACATCAGTTGACCGCTGGTAAAGATCGACGTGTAGACGGTGCCATTCTGGCGTGACACCACCGCCAGGCAGGGATGAATAATCGCGTTGCTGTCATCGTCGCTGACGTCCGCCAGCGTTTGGGCGATCACCGGTAGCGCCACTTTGAGCGCATCCTCAATCGAAATCTGCCCGGTTTTCAGCTGGCGCAACACCTTAATTTCCCCCAGCAGGCCGGACAGCAGCGGCAGCAGCTTCCGGGAAACTTTCAACTGCTCGAAAACATTCAGTTTGGCCGCGCGGTATTTTTGGCCCTTAATTTCAAATTCCATGCATTACCCCTTAAAACGTGCCGAGCAGTTGGTCGATCTTGATGCAGTCGAACACCCAGGCGACGGTGTTACCGTCTTTGGCGTTCTGCCAATCCGGCAATTTCTTGAACGCGACGCCGCGCGCTGTGGTCACGTCGTTGCTGGATTTGTTGCGGATCACGATGACGTTGTTGCCCCAGGTCGCAGATGACAGCGACTGCGCGTTATACATCACCGACAGCTTGGCGTTCGTCGGGCTGGTTTTGAGTAGGTTGACGGTGATCGTCCCCGATTTGTCGGCGTGCAGGCTGTGCATCCCCTCACCATCGGCGCCGGTCACCATCGTGTTTTTGTCGCCGCCCATTGCAACGACAATCCCTTCGTCAGACGTCGCCGCACCGTTGCCGAGGTCAATCGAACCGCCGATGCCGGTGATATTGGCGGACACATCCAAAAAGCTATAAGTAGGCATTCCCCGGCTCCTTAGCGGTTAACGTTGATGATGACGTCGCCGAAGTGCACGGCGCCGGCCAGTTTGATTGCCACCTGCATCACCGGGGCTTTGCGGGCTTCGCGCTCCGCTTGCGCCTGCTGTGCAATCGGCGGGGAGTAGACGTAATACCCCTTTGTCAGCGTGTCGCCGGTATTCAGCGCGCCGAAACCGTCGCCACCCCACACGCCAGGCGCGATCAGACCGTTTTCAGCGCCCTGCGCCAGCGATGCTTCGACGTTGGTCAGCAGATCGGTAATGCCCTCATCGGTCTGAGGAACCTTTGTCGAGCTGGTATAGAGACGGTTGTAATAGTTGGTCTGAACGTAGTTCTGTAGCCAGTCCAGGCCGTGGCGCTCGTCAAAGAAATCAGCGTTACACATCACGCCTTCTTGCAGGATTGCCGTGTCGTTGTCGTAATTGACGAACACGTTGCAGTTTTTCTGCTGCAGGGTCAGCGCCTGGGTTTGTGTCAGCGTTTCCGCGACGATCCCCGGCTCTTGCTTAAATTTGATGGTGATCGTGGTGCGCCAGCCGGCGAAATTGACCGTAAAGGCACGGCCCAGAATCGACACCGCGGCGTAAGGGCTCTGGCTGGAATACTGGACACAGGTTGTACCGAACGACGCGGCTTTCAGCCGGCTGGCAATGTCGGTGTTGTTGTCCGCATCGAGCACGGCGGTATTTTGCGTGGTGTGGGCGTAAATGCGGGAAACATCATCGGATTGGATCAGGCCGGCAACTGCAAGCACGTCATCATCAGAAATCGTCTCGGCGATATACAGGCCATACCATTTCGACGACAGGTCGATAAATTTCGCGACGCATTCAGTGATGGTTTCCGCCGGCTGGCGCGCGATAATTTTCGCGCCGGTGCCTTCAAGAATGCCCATCAGCGCGGAAATATCGGTTCCCGTGGCATTTGGCGTAGCAAAGCCGACTGCGGACGCCTCGCCGGTGGTTTTCGAGGTCACGACAAACCGCGCGTTGTTTGCATCCCAAACGACACTCGCCGTGGTCAGCTTTTCAGCCACACGCGCGGCGACGCCGTTCAGGTTGGTCTCTGCCGACAGGTCAACGCCGGATACCGTTTTGACCGTTCCATCGACGCTGACTTTCATCGCGCCATCGGTCACGGTTGTGAAATTGGTCATCGCCTGCTGCGCAGTATTCAGGATTGCCCCGCGCAACGCGGCGGCAGTGTCCACTTTCACCCAACGGCCAACGTACAGATCGATCGGCTGCGGACGCTGCCAGTAGTAAACCTGAGCGGCTAACGCCTCAGGCGCCTGGATGCCGAAGTCAGATTGCACGCCGGTAATGCCGGAATAAGCGCGCATCCGCTCGCTGGCGTCAATCACCGGCGATGCCCCGATAATCAGCAACGAACCAAAGTTTCGAGCCTGCGCCGCGCGCAAGGCCATATTAATCGCAACGCCGACGACGTTACGAACAGGTAACCCCTGCTGAGCCATAATTATTCTCCGAAGAATTTTACCGTTGCCTCTGCGATCGGCTTGATGCCGTATTCGCGAACAACTTTGCGACGCAGGCGCACGGTGATGTCATACCGGCGCACCCACTGGTTATTGATGAGTTCAGGGAAAGGAATGATGTCGCCAATAGATCCCAGCGACAGGCCGACGGCGATCAACTGATCGTTGTTTTGTGACAGCGTCAACCCATCACGGAAAGTAGTCGCGATACGCTGGCTGTGCGGCCCGTAGAACGATGCCAGGCATTCGGTCACCTCGTGGCGCCACAGTTCCGCACTGTCGTCGCCCTGCCGCGTAAACGCTGGATTATCATCACCGATAAAGCCGGAGATCCCCACGGCCGACCAATCCACATCAGGCGGCATCAATGGTGGCTGCGTGGGTGTCCAGCGTGGTCGCACGTTGCCCGGCGGCAGCCCGGTTATACCGAGCACCCAACGATTTAGCGCACGTTCGAGCGCCTCATCGTAATCAGGGCCGGGCGAAATTGGCGTCAGGTAACCGGCCTGCGTGCTGGTGTTATTGCTCAACGGGGATCCCTCCATCGAACGGCAGCAGCTCACAATGCGCCTGAACGAATCCCGCGCCGTAGGCTGTGTAAGGGTCGACAAAGGTCACACGGTAATCACGGTTCTGATAGGTCACGATGTCCGCATCACGCGCCGTCTGCCCGGCGGTGAGCCGCTCAGTGGTCACAATCAGGATTGCACCGGTGACCACCTGCCCCGCGATCATGCGCCGCGCTTCGAGCGACCGATCGACGGTAACCACTCCGGCAAACGGCATTTTTACCGGGGCGTTGATGGCGAAGCCGTCATCGTCGACGGTCTGCTGGTTGCGGGTGACAATCAGGGAGGTGTCGCAAAAATCGGGATCGAAAAGCACGTCTGTAACGTCAAGAGTTGGCATTTTTATCCCTCACGATGTAGGTCATCGCGCGCCGGTATTGCCCTTCATCGATCAGGGGGCGAGCGTTGGCATTGTCCGGCGCGTTGCCGGCGGCCCGGCTCTGCAATTCTTTAGCCGCACCTTTGCGCCCGCGGCTCGCCCGGGCTTTTAGCGTTGCTGGCGACAGCGGCGTAAAATCGGCGCTGGTCATGTAGCTTTTAACCGCCTGGCTGGCGATCGTGCCGGCCGACTCCAGCGCCGCAGTAGCAGCGCCGGTGCGACCATCAAACACCGCTTGCGCCGCGGCCTTCATTTTGGCGGTTGTCTCGGCATGCACCGATTTCACTCCGGGCTGAAGGTGCGGGCGCGGCGGGATGTTCTGCGCCGGCGATCCGTACTCGTTGATGTAGCCGATCTGTGCGTTGCCTATCCCGGGCTTTTCACCGTCTTCCGGTTGCCGGACGGATGCCGCCTCAGGAATGCCGACCAGCACGTCGCGGCGCGCGATTTCATTCAACGCAGAAAAAACGGCCTGCGACCGATCGGCCCGTACCTTCAACCCGCTTTTCATAGCTGCCGCCCTCCCATCCCAAACATCTGGATCAACTGCCAGAATTCGGCGCCATAGCGGGTGTTGTTCCAGAAGCCCGCATCCGGGTTCATCGTGGCGCTGCTGTCATAGCTCACGCTGACTTTGTCGACCGATTTCGACGACACAACGCCGCTATTCGCCCCGCCACCACCACCGATCGCCGCCGCCCGGTTATCCGCCGCCTGGAGCGCCATGTAATGCGCGACAAAAAGCTCGGCCAGGTACGGGAATACCTCGCCGAAATTGTTTTCATCGAGCAGTTGGTCAGCCAGATTTAAGCGGAATTGAATTTGAGCGTTGGGAAAGGTGACGGCGTTGCCGAACTGCGGGAAATCTTCGCGGAATTTATCGACGGTCGGCAGATGGTTATTTTTTGCCACCTTTCGCGCCCTCAGTCAGCGCCGCCGCCAGCTGCTTCTGCAGGTCGGCGATCGTGTCATCGCATTTGCCGATAGTGGCGACGTGCTCGGCGATGAGCTGATCGCGTTCGTCACGTTCCGTCGTCAGGTCGGCTACTTTGCTTTTTTCCTCCGCCAGCTGCTTCTGAAGGTCGGCGATCTGCGCCAGCACCTCCGCTGGCGCGCCGGCGTTGTCTGCTTGGCCGTCGTCGAGAATTTCCGCATATTCCTGGATGAACCAGTTTTCGGCTACCTCCGGCGCCACCGAGTGCACACCAACAGCGAACTTCTCCACCTCATAATTCAGGTGCGTGAAAGTGAATGGCGTATGTACGCGGATTTTTACCAGTGATTGCTTCATGTGCTTTTCCTATAAGCCCCTTGCGGGGCTGTTTTTAGATGCCGTCTACGTAAGCCAGAGTTTCGCGATATGGGGACTCAACGGCGCCCAGGCGGCCGTAGTACGTTGTCAGCTGGTAGATGCCGCGATACTGAATCGGGATGTTCTGCAGCGGAACCATTGGGAATCGCACGAACTTTTTGCTGTTGGTATAGGCCACCATGCGATCCTTGCCGGCTGCGCCCGCACCTTTCAGCCATTTCACCGCTCGGATGTTCAACGGGACGCCATTCTGGTGATAGGCGATTGTGTTCGTCTGCAAGTAGGTCAGCAGTGACTGGTTACCGGCAGACGACACGATGATGCTGGAGAGCAGCGCAAACTGATCCGGCGGCAGCAGCAAATCGCGCGGGCAAATCGTGTAACCCGAGTTTGCCCAGGCGGCCGACAGTACGGAGTTGATCGATTGACGAATTTCGTCAGCAGTTGAGGCCGTCCATACTTTCGGGGCGTTGGTGGTCAGCACGCCGTTGTAGTTCACCAGGCCTTTCACGCCGATAAGCGTATCGCCACGATAAACCTGCTCGTCGGTGTCCATGTTCCACTTCAGCTGCATGCCTTCGAATTTCTGGGCATCAACCGGGCGGCCGACCTGCTGCGCGGCAGCCAGTTCGACAACAGTCCAACCAAGCTCCATGCCCCACAGGGTCAGCGGGAAACCGGTTTTGTTGATGTCGAGGTTAACGGTCGCAATCTCGGTAGAGTTCTTGCCGATCCAGTTTTTGCCGTTCGGGTTTGGCGTGCCGGAGGCCGCAAGCTCGGTGTTGGTAAAGCTGGAAATGTCGTCAGCGATCGACACGTCCTCGCGCAGCTCAATATCACGGCTCCACGTATAGCCCACCAGCGGCATATTCAGTTCTTGGTCGAGCCGTTCCAGCTCGCCGATCAGAAATGCGCCGGTGCTGTCTACGGTCGCCTGGTCAAAGGTATGAAGTGACATAATCAGCGATTTCCTTAAATGTTGTATTCGATTTCGACGTTGCCAGCGGCATCACCGGGGCCGGTGAAAAATGCAGTCGGCAGGACGACGGTTTCATCAGCCACGGCAGCGGCCACTGGCGCGCCAAGCGGGCTTGTCGCACTCGGGTTGGCGATGCGGATATTCACCGGCGCGCGCGGTGTGATGCCGGACGCGTCAACGCCGACATTCACGGTCATGTAGCCGCGGCGCAGGCGGTCGCCGGTGAGGTTTTTATCGGTGCCCACCTGGCGGACCAGATCAGGCGTCGAGGTGGTTGGGTACGGGCGAATGTAGAAGCCCAGGATCACGCCGACGGCGTCGCCGGCTTCCAGCGGCACGAAATAGCCGCCTACGTCTTTACCCGCCAGGCCGTAAGCGCCGAACGCTTTGGCGTTATTCAGCGCGACAGGCTCTGCAGTGAGGTGATGAGGGCGTGAAACAGCCCCGGCGATGCCCGCAGGCATCCGGTACGTGTAAGCAGTCATCGGCTTTTACCTTATTTTTTCCAGTATTCGGCGAAGGCTTTGTTCAGCGCTGCCGGTGAGTTGCGGTTTTGATGGTCGAAGGTGCGCAGCTGGGCTGCGGGCTGGTTGGCGCGCTTGGCGATTTCGCTAGCCGCGGTAAATGCGGCATCCAGCGACGCTTTCGGCATGGTTTTAAAATCGGGCTTGTCGCCGACCAACGGGACAAGGATCTGTGCGCCTTTTTGCGTGCGGAATGCAGCATCGAGCACTTCGCGTTTAAACGTCGCCAGCTTTCCACCCTCAGGCAGTTTGATCCCCGGAACCAGCAATTCAGCCCTGGCGATCACCGCCTGCTGATAGCCGGCGTCGGTGGTCGCCTTTTTCTTTTCCTCTTCGTCGTCATCGTCGCCGGGTTCGCCGTCGTTCGTGCCGCCGCCTTCCAATTTATCCAGGCGCGCGAGAATGGCTTGCGCCCAGGCTGGCACGTCCTCCTCACCATCTTTAGTGATACCCTGGCCGCCGCCCATCTCTGGATCCTTATCTGGGAGTGGGTATTGCGGGCTGATGTTGATGTTGATGGCCTTCGGCAAATCGCCCCCGCCCTCACCATCATCGGTGGTGAGTTCGGCCGGCGCATTACTCATGGCCTCTTCGATCGCCGCGTTATCTTTGGTTTTCAGCGCGCGGCGCAGCGAATCAAACCACGTTTTTTTAGTTGCCATTGTTCTGCTATCTCCAATTGAACAGCGGATTCCCGCGCGGCCGGCAGGAACCAGCGCGACATGATTGCCGACAATGTCGTATTGCTCGGCTTTTCCCGGGGCCGTCTGCCGATATTCGGCGTCGTACCCGCAGGAGATTTGATCCACGCCCTGATAAATCGCCTGGATGGCCTCGCTGCTTTTCACAACGAGATCCGCCAGCAACAAATCCGACTGTTCGCCGGCGCCGCGACGGATATTGGTCGCGTGGCCGTGGGCGTTCTCCCGCCAGTTCGACGGGTTGACCATTTGCTCAGGGTGTAAAACGGTGAACGTCATCCCCTCGAATGAGGCGATCGTCTCTGGGCGGAAAACTTCTTCGGGGGAGCGATAAACGGAAATTTCACCATCGCTGTCAGGCTCGATCTCGTCGAGTTCTGCGGCGTTGTAGACCTGCCAGCCAACCCGCGCGATCGGTACGGCTTCGCACAATAGGGAGCCGTCGGCTAACTCGTAACGGGTGTTACCGAGCCGGGTATTAAAGAAATATTTCATGGGTTATTTTTCCGGGATGACAACTTCGCAGTAACAGCGGCAGTTAGGCAGTGCGCCGGCGTGGCCGGTCATGCCGTCAAGCGTCGGCGGGTCACCCCAGCGGACGAATTTGCCTTCCATTTTGGCGTGAGAGTGCCTGACGTCGCCGTCGTGTGCCGTTCGCCAGATGTAACCCTCGGAGCCAATAGCGGTCGCCCGGGCTTGCGTCAGGGCCTGCGTGGCGCGGCCTATTTCCGTCCTGGCGATCAGCTTCGCGCGTGACCAGGCAACATCGCCGCTTCGGAAAATTTCAGCGGCAAAATCTTTGCTGCGCTCGCCGCTGATCATCGCCTCAATGGCTCGGACGTGGATCCCGCTCACCCGGTCAGCAGCATGCAGCGGCAGCGATTTCATCAGCTTGATATTTTCCTCAACGATATTGCGCGCCACCTGGCCAACTGAGGTGCTCTCCATCTGAAAACGCAGCCCAGCAGAAATTTCCTGCGAGATCTGGCGCCACTGCGTCGCCTCTCGGCGCGCGACGGCATCAAACATTTTCAGGGCAACAGATTCCGCCCAGGGGGCGATCAGTTCGGAGTAACGGGTCAGGCGGGTGTTGATGAGGATGACGGAATTATCGGAACCATCGTAAGACGTCGAGACGATGTCCCCGACCACCTGCGCTATCTTTCGTAGCTGCGTTGCGTACTGGCGCTGTAGCCCCTTCGGCGTCTGGGTCGAGATCGTTGCCCTCGAACGCCGGCGGGTCGATGTCCTGCGCATTTTCGATGTCCTCGTCGGTGATGGTTGAACCAACGCCGGTGATCCGTGACGATTCCTTCAACTGCTGCGCGCCGGCTTTTGGCGTCATCAGCCCGGCGTCGACGGCTTTCACCACCGCATCAACCGTGTTCACGGCCACGCTTGCGCGATCGGGTTCACTCATCTGCCACAGCGGATTAAATTCGAAGGCAAAATCGTCGGGAAGCGGCCTGCTGAACAGCGACATGTGCAGCACCTGCATGACTTTATGCAGCGGGCGGCGCAGCCGGCGCTCCTGCTGTGTGCTGACGTTGTCGTAGTAGTTGGAGAGGTCAGTTTCACCGGTCGAGAATCCGGCCGGTGACTGGCCGAACAGGCGCACCAGTGGAATTCCTACCGCGCCAGCGACCTGCTGGCCGAACTGCGCCAGAACGTCGGACAGGCCGGCGAACGTATAGCTGTGGGTCGCGAATTCGTCCTCCGCATCCATGACCGTCATCCCTTCGATACTTTGGTACTGACGGATCATGTCCATGTGGGCCATCAGCCCTTTGTAGGCAGCGGTGTTCTGCCCCATACCCAGCACAGAACGCAGGCCTTTTATCGAGTAGGTTCGCAGGTGCGCTTTGTAGACCAGCTGCGCGGCGCCGGTGGTGGCGCTATCGAATGCCATCAGACGATCGAAGATTCTCTCAACCACCGATTGCCCCCAATCGTTCTCGGTCAGCATCTGCTGGTAAGGCAGCGTGACGCCGTCGAAACGAATGATCCGGCTGTAGTGGATTTTCCACGGGGGGATCCCAGTGGCCGTCGTCACCACCTGATAAAATTTTGGTGTGCCGAAATCCGGCCCCATTTCGGTGACGCGGTCTTGCGTGGTCGGGGTAACCATCCAACGATCGAGGACCATCACGCCGCGGAACGCGCCCGGCCCCACAGTTTCCACACGCAGCGGCGAACTCATGTCCTGCCCGTCGATCATGATGACGCCGATCGCGCCGCCATAGAGCCGGCCCCACTTAATCGTGTCGTTCAACCTGTCCCAGAGCGCCAACTCCTCCCAGGCGTTATCCAGTTTTGATTTTTCTTCAGGCTTCAGGCCGCCAGTGATCGTGATGCCCTTGCGGGTCATGTCGTCGGCAACGGCATCCACGGCCACGCCCACCAGCCAGGAGCTGCGATAGGCGTTCTCGATCTGCAGGCGATTGCGGCTGGTCCAGTTCGGCTGATAGGTGCCGTCGCTGCTCATATTGGGCGTGCGAAGCCCCAGGCGCGCCGTGAAGTTCTGGTAACTGTCCCGGAACCACGCGCGCACCCCGTCTTTTTTTTGGCTCATGCGTCTTGTCTACCCAATTGCGCCCAGGTGCCGAGGCCGTCGGAGCTGGTGATATAACCGTCCAGCGAGTAGCGCACCGCATCCCAGCAGTGGTTGTGTTTGTCGAGGACGATCGGTAACACCTCACCCGTGAGGCGGTCTGTTTTGTAGGAATAAAGCCGGGCCTCGTCGATCATGTGCTTGCAGCGCTCATGGATGACGATTTCTTCGAAGCCGCGGAGGTAGGTGATCCCGTCCTCAACGCTGCCGGCCCATTTCGTGGCGCCGTCGATGTTGAAGCCTTGCCGCGCCATGTAGCTGATCGTTTCGGGGCGGCTACAGTCGCCATGTATCGGCCACTTGCGAGCCTCGGGGATCGAATCGTAAAACTGCGGCATTTCGTCCAGCTCAACGCCGACGCCGTAGGCCTCGTATTCGATGTAGAGTTTTCGCCCGATGATGAAGCAGCGGATCAGCGTGGAAGGGTCTTGCGAGAAGCCGAAGTCGGCGCCATAGAAAAGCCGGTCAGCCTGCAGATAAAGATCGTCAGGAAATGCCTCAACTCGATATTTCCCGGAGAAAATAACCGCCTCGCTGAGCGCCTTCGGCAGCCCTAACCAGATGTGCTCATAGGCTTCATAGTCAACGCGCTTGCAATACTCCATTTCCTGCCGGAGTACGTCCGGGAAAAACGCGTTATCGGGATAATTGACCTGGCGAATGATGACGCCGCCGTCCGGTGGATCGACCTCGTGGCGCTTCATCAGGGTGTAGGTCGGGTCAGTGGCTTCCCGCGGGTTGTACGAAACCCAGACCTCGGAATTATTGGCGCGCACCGTCGGGCCGAGAACGTCCCAGCTATCCTGGGAAACGGTCTGCGCTTCCTCCACCCAACAAATTTTGATACCAAACATCGACTTGATGGATTGCAGGTTGGTGCGCAGCCCTTTGAACGTGAATCGGGTGCCGTTGCGCCCGGTGATCTCGTTATTTTTTACGGTGTAGAAATGGTTGAGGCCCAGGGCATAAATTTCGGCCTCCAGCAGCGCCAGCACAGAATCGCTGATTGAGTTCTGGAATTCGCGGGCGCAGAGAATGATCATCGGATCGATAGCGCCGAGGATAACCAGCGCACGAGCAATCTCTACCGATTTACCACCGCCGCGTCCGCCGTAGGTCCAGCGCCAGCGCACGGAACCGATCGGGGCGTCGTAAAGGACATCTGTCGCCCAGTCACTGCTGAATGCGTACAGAACGCCGTCAATTATGACTGGGCCGTCGGCTTTCCCTCGCGCAGCTTTTCCATGTGAGCAGCCCACACGTCCGCCGGGCAGTTCGCCGGGGTCACGATGCAAACTTTGCCGTAGCTCAAGCCGGCCAGATCGACATTCACCTCGGTTTTATTCGTGCTCATGTCGATGCCGGTCAGCTGCGCGGCGTTTTTTACGTTCGGCGCGACCTGACCAAATTTTTTATTCTGCAGAGCCAACTGCGCAGATTTATAAGACAGCTCCGCCAGGTGGCCGGCGTTGAAAGAAACCAACAGCGCAGCGTTATTGCGCAGTTCCTGCACTCGGGCCTTTACGTCCGGCCGGCTCATCAGGATTGAGGCTTGTGATTCGGCATTCGTCGGCGCGTAGCCTGCGCAAATCGCGGCCTCTTTCTGTGGCATGCCCTGCGCAATGTTCTGCGCAAATTGTTCATGCTGTGGTTTTAAAAGGCTTGGGCTTTCTTTGCCCTTCCCCTCCTCATCACCACCAGCAGCTGAAACGCCGGGCGTAACGGGCGCGGGATTTTCGGGAATTTGCGCATCTTGCGCACTGCGCATTTTTTTCTGCGCTTTTTTCTCTTTCCCCTGCGCAGGGATTTTTATGTGCCGGCGTGCGGTGGCGTAGTTGTAGCCGTTCGCCTCACACCATTCTTTCGGGGAGATTTTGGTTTTGGCGTATTCGGCGAGGAACAGCTTTTGAATGGCTCCCCAATCCTGTTTTGCCATAACGTTCTCCGTGAATAAAAAAAGCCACGGGCAACCATGATCTGAGTGATCGGTGGGTGTCGCCTGTGGCTTTGCTTGCGCATTACGCAGCACCTGGATAGATGCTCTGTGATGGGCAATAAAAAACCGCCCGTAGGCGGCTGTCTAATATCTCAAATTCCTAGCAATGGCCTGAGACCATTCAACTGCTCGGCCTTAATCACCAGACCTAAATTCATCATTAATGTTGTACTAACCACTGGTGTAGCTACTGTAGGAACATCTACTATGTTAATACTTCCGTTTACATCAAGAGTTGGGCCAGCATATAAAACGCCCAAAAAGATAAATCTATTTCCAATATCCCAGCCATCAGATGCTCCAAAACCGCCTTCATTCATTATGTATACTGGCGACCCACTGGAACCTCCAAAACAGGCCATATCAATCATAAATTCAGGCCTACCCTGCCAGTCCTCAAGAACTGAAGATGCAGTTATACCCTTTCTTGTAATAGGCCTGTTGTTGACTGTATCCCATAAACCGTTTGGATAGCCTGTCATAAAAACTTCTTCAACTGGGGTAACGTGATGCTGGTTAAGAAACATTCGATCCGTGAAGAAAAAATTGTCGATTATAAGCCCTTGCTTACTTAACTCATTTAGAAAATTAAATATAGGTAGGGCGCAAATATCAATGTTAGGATCAGGGTGCTGTATGAATTCTATAGGATTATTTATCGTTACGTCATAAAACTTTAAGTGTGGATTCGTAGCAGATGAAACGTTAAATCTGATACGAATGGTAGTGGAATTAGCTATCACATGTTTATTTGTTACAAGCAAAGGTATGCCTGAGTCTGGGTCTTCTGTAGATGAAAAACCAAACCAAAATCCCGTACCAACCGAGACTCCGCCTCCGACTACATCACATTCAATTCTCACAGTAGATTTAGAGATTAACTGACTTATTGACATCGAATAGTCCTCTAACAATTAGGCCATTCAATGGTATTAGAAAAAATGAAAAATCAATAGGAGTTTGTGTTTGTTAGGCACTGATCTTTGATGTAGTCCTGTAGATAGCCGATCTGCTTCGTCACTGTGACGATTCGCTCTCTGAGGGTGAAATAATCCCGTTCAGTAGAGTCAGTAGGTCGGGAGTTGGCAGCATCGCCCATGCCGCCGGTGCTGGTCGCTCCGCTCTCGGAACAATTTGCGTTGAACTGCAACCGCTTACGGCCAGTAATGGCATCGTTATGCAGACGCTCAATGCTTTCTTTCGCATCAGCCAGTTCTCCGGTGTATTTGGCATCCAGCGCAGCGACATCGTGCTGGCAGGTCAGCCGGCCAATTCATAACTTTACCGCCAGCTTTATTCCAGCGCAGGAACTCGTCAGCTGCGCCAGCGTAATCACTGGTATTGAGTTTTCGCAGGAGGGTCGATGTCGACAAAGATCGGGCCCCGAGGTTATACGTGAACGATACCCAGCAGCGCAGCTTCATTGCGCAGTTCCTTTAGATTCGGTGACTTTGCTTTGCGCATTATCGATGGCACTCAGTGAATGCCTATTCCCACTCTTCGTTCATAGCAATTGAGACGAAGCAAGATGATAGCTTTTGCCTCTGTTCTTGCGAAAACGTATCCCAAATCGACCTGACCTCTTCACTTACATAGTTGTGCCAGTGGTGTGGGAGCTTGTTGTCAGTTTCCCATTGAGGAGATTCCCAATCTTCCGGCATGTAAAAAAACATCATTTTTATCTCCTTTGGCACCAGGTCTGTATGCATATGCAGGTATGTCTAAATCCACAGATGGTTGCCTCACGCCATCGCTGCTAGCATCACAACTTCTGACATTGTAAATGGTATGCATAATGAATATAAAACTTTTTCAAGAGGCATTCAGAGATAAAGCGACTAACCTACAGATGCTGGAAGCACTTCGCTCACCGGATGAGGTTGGTTCTGTTCTTAGAATGCACTTATATTTAGAGCGAGTAATTGAGGCATGGGTAGCGGCTGTTACCGACAATCCTAAAGTTTTTTCTAGTCAGTCAAACTCTTTTTTCACTTTCAGCGTAAAATTAGAAATCGCAAAAAATTTCGACCTCCCCAGTGATCTATATGCTGCAACAAAGATGATAAACAAGTTAAGGAATGATTTTTCGCACAAAATACACAGAAAGATAGAAGACATTGAAATAAGGAATATTGAGGACACTCTAAAAAAGGCAAAGCATCATAAAGATCTGCCTGCTTTGACTGATATCGTCATGCATTTAGATGTCAATAAACTATCATACAAAGAATGTGACAATAGATTTAAATTTTGCATTATTTGCAACTACATAATAATCAGCTTAAATCATCACACATTAGCCAAAGCTGGCATTTCGGTTCCTGCTGGATTTAAAATTTAGAGTTACCACTTAACATTTTGAACCAACTAAAATGATTAAAGGTATAACCGCTCAATTTACTTTGGGCGGTTCGTTGTTAAATTCTTTAACCGCCATGTTAAAACAGCCTTTATGACCACAGATTTCACATACCTTGTTTTTGTCTCGAATTGCCAGCGTTGAAATGCCCAACGATGAACCTGGCATGCAAGGAACAGTAATTACCAGTTCTTTACTTTCCACTTTTTAACTCCTCACGCCAGGTGTTAAGTGTCTCGACCTGACCTGCACAGATTGATAGAGCTGTTTGCAGCGCCAGCGCGTGGCTGCCAATGTCGCCCCAGGTATCACCCTGCAATTTTGGTTGTTTGCAGGGGGTGAACACCGATTCAGGGGGAAACAGCACCATCGGCGCCGGCGGTGGCGGTGTCCGTTCCGCGCAGGAGGCCAAGAACAGCACCAGGAGCAGTGCGGCGGGCGCACTCGTCATTTTTAATGGCATCCTGATATTTCCTCTGGTAGTTTTCGCCCTGCTGGCGCAGCTGCTGCTCGCGTTGTTGCTGCGCCGCCATCAGCGCGCGATTCTGCGCATCTTGCGTCTGCAGCGTAGCTATCAGCCCGGCCTGCTGTGTCAGCGTCTTCTGCTGTTCTGCGGCCTGCTGGCGTGCCAGCTGCAACTGGTGCGACAGCAGCGAGCTGTAACCGCCAAGGCAGATAGCCACCAGCGACAGAAGCGCCAGGCTGCCGCCGGCGATCTTGCTCATCCAGCCGTTCATTATTGGCCCCAGGTGCAGACGGTGGTTTCGACTTCACGCCGGGTTATCAGCCCTTTCCATTCTTTGCCGCCGGCATACTTCCAGCGCTTCAGTTCACCGCACGCGCCGGCCGGGTCGCCGGCATTCAATTTTTTCAGCATCGTGGAGCCGATAAACGCATACGGGCCGACGTTGTACGAGAACGAGTAAATAGCGGCACGCTGGGTTTCCGTGGTTTTCACCTTGATCGCAGGATCGACAATCCGTGCAACTTTCTGCAGGTCAGATTTCAACAGCGCATCGCATTCTGCGTCGCTGTATCGCTTGCCGAGGATAATATCGGCGCCGGTATGTCCATCGCAGACCGTCAGAACGCCGACGACGTCGCGATAGGCCACATACCGCCGCCCCTCTAACCCATCGTGGCCGCCGAGCATTGCAGTGGCGATCGCAATCGCCCCGCCACCACCGGTTATGGCAGCGACGATTTTATTTCTCAATTGTGAGTTCATGGCATCACTCGCTCATCGCTTTATAGGCTGCTTTTGCTCGCTCTTTGTCATAACCGACGGCTGTGAGTTTGTTGACCAATTTGCGTTTGTAATACCAGTTCACCCCCGCCGTAAAAACGGCAACGAGGATCCCCACTAATACAGCCCAATCTTGCAATGTCATGGCGCCAGCTGCGGCCAACAGTGAAGCAACCCAGTACGAGAGCTGGGAGCTGTATTTGTCCATCTTCATACCTCCCCCTTCCGGGGATCTGTCCCGGTACCGGGTGATAGGAATGGTTTAGCCTCCCGCCGTAGTCACTCAAGGTCAGGATATGTTTGCAGTGTGGTTGACTGATTTAGCAAAGAGGCTAAAACGAAAAGCCCCAGCAATTAGACTGGGGCTTGGTAGGGTGTCGTGGCGGCCGATGCTTATCTTCGGCTTGTCTCGGAGGACTGCAATTCACCACAACGAAAAGAGTACTATTGTTGTGCCAATCGCCCGTTAAAGGACTCAAGCACTCTTTCCGTTGCGCTCCGATTAGTGCAGCATCCCATCGAGGGAGGTACTCACATAATCCGGGGGGATTAGATAACGAGTATCAAGTGAGTACCTCCGTCTGATGAGTAGCATTCATCAGAAACATGACAACATTATGATTCTATTCAATCACATACTTGTGCTTATGAACACCCGTAAGATTGACTAAAAACATACTGGAATTACGTTATCTACTCGGTATAACGCCGAATTACAGAATTTTCTTACTTTTTGGGAAATCGGCTTGCCCGCTTGGAAGCATTATTGTAGTGTCGCCAAAAGACGACACACACAGCACCTCATCGTCTACACAAAAATCATGTAGCAATCATCCTTTCAACCCGCCGCTGTGCGGGTTTTTTTCTGAGGTTTGTCCTAAAAGGACGCATTACTTGCTCGTAAAACTTGCTCCCACTTCGGAATAGTCCTAAGTTGAAATTGTCATATAGAGTTAGCAATCTCTTATATGGACTTTGTAACACTTGAAACACCAGAATGGCTTCTCTAGCCCGCACACGCGGGCATCTTATCCAGATTAGCCCTGGCGATTAGAAGAAACACCGAACCGACAGAGTTCGCAGTAATACCAATACATTAATCGGGGATAATGATATGAAAAAAGACTTAGCAGCAGCAGTCGCCATTGGCAGCGTCATCTTGTTCGCCTTACTGGTTGGTTCACCGTCGGTCATGCTTTCGTTGATGCCATAGTTGAGGACCCGAACGGCATCTTTTTATTTCGCATACCCATAGGGATCAGCCACCAGCCGTAAACGCTGCCGGTAAGAGCGTGCCGTGTGTGTCGTCCGTTGGCTGGGGCTGAAAACGAGAAAACCCCGCCAAAGCGGGGTTTTGAAAGTTGATAAGCTACGTCACTGCGTAACCACTCTTATCACAATAGCCAGTAAAATTCGTAACGAAAAGCGGAAATTTACGCGACAGCCGAAATTTCTGATCTGCTCGTCCAGGCGTCCATCTCAAGTGTTGCCCCGGTCATAGCTAAACACCCCTCTATAAAGCTTTCTGCCATCATCAGCTTTTGCCTTATGTTCCCTTCTGAAACCTTCCATCTACGGGCTATCTCCGATTTTGATACCCCGTATCTGTAATGCAGCATGATGACGCCAAGCTCTCTCTCATCGCGAACTTTCTTCAGCCTTCCGACAGCGCCATCAATAGTCAGTCCGTCATTATCGCAGCATGAGGGCTTGCTCTTACGGGTATCCGGGAGCAGTCCTTTAAAACCGGCTGCAATTGGGGAGTAGTCCACTCCGCTGTTGTCCTGCGCCCACTGCCCCCAGCGTTCTAAAACCATCTGTATATCGCGCATTATAATTTTCCTTCCTTTCTCAAAATTTCTTGCGTGCGCATGACGCCTTCGGCGTGCATCAGTCGGGCGTCGTTGGCGTCGATAAGGCGCGTGCGGCGGTCTACTTCATCGTGGCAGGCGCTGCAGGCCCACGCGGCCTGTGTGTCGTCTGGCTTTATTGCCGTGCCGCAGGTTCCGGCCATCCGATAATGTGCGGCGACGGTTGTTTCCGGGTTTCGGTTACAGATGCCGGGGATCCTGATTTGGCAATTACGGCCGCGGGCCTCGTCTGTCAGTTTGCTCATGCTGCATAATCCATAAGCTGAGCCGCGGCGTTCTCTGCCTCGGCGATGGTTGGGAAGGATTTGTTTAAGATGAAGGTCCACAGCACGTTAAGCGCTGCCTGGTATAGGTCGTTAAATTCGAGGTCGTCCATTTTTGCGAATGAGATCGATCGCGGCTCGCGCAGGGTCGAACCGTCGGGGAGTTCAAAAAGGTCATAATGCCCCGCTTCGACGGTTACCCATCGGCGGAAAGCGTGGAAGGATTTTGCAATCGTCAGCCGTTCGGCGCGCTTCTCGGCCACCAGCTGAAGGTATTCGTCCGCCAGCGCATAGAACACGCCAGCATTGTCAACATGGCGCGCCAGGCGATTGATATACCCGCGGAGAAATTGGCGCTCAAACGTTGATACTGCGCCGCCAGTCGGGGTCCAGTATTCAAAACCGAGATTCAGAAGTGAGAAAAATTTGCGGTGCAGTCCGGGATTCCGGGCGCGCTTAAACTCGCCAGTGACGACCGCCCCCAGCTTGAGCTTGTTCGTGACGAAATTGGCCGTGTCGGGCGTTGCCGGCACGAGGATCCCGCCTTGGGATTTGTAAAACGAATACTGCGCCATTTTCGTCTCCGTGGTGGCGCAGCAGGTGATCAGCTGTTCAGGCTGATGAGAGGATTATATCACTTTCTCCGGACGTCGTAGCCCATACGTCGGAGCAGCACAATCATGAGCTCAGTATCGGCGACGATCTGGCTCTCCTTCAGCGGTAAAACCGCAGTTATCGCCCCGTGGCTCATGTAAACCAGCGCCCGACCATTCTCGGGCAAAATATGAGCAACATCTTGTTTTACATCCATTATATTTTTCTCCGACATTCTCGGATTCACTTCGTGTTTTAATTATTACACCAAATTACTGTATATATAAACAGTATTTTGTGCAGTATACAGCAAAACAAAACCCGCCGGAGCGGGTTTGAGAATTAGTCGTAATTGCGGCGTTCCGGGTGGTCGCCAGCCTCGTCAGCAAAGCAACCGCCGACAATGCTCCAGAAGCAGAAACCAACAACGCCGGCGCCAATGGCGAACAGAAACGCAAAAATTAACCACCAGATCACCATCACACCTCCAGCGCCAGCTGCGGCGTAAATCGTTCAGCATCTGCGTTATATTCGAGCGTGCCGGGGCTGTTAAATGCCTCGATGCGCTCCGCCATGACTGCGGCTCGGGTTTCTTTCGACGCTGGCGAATACGCACCTTTCCACTTTTTATCGATGCCAATGTTACGCGCTACGTTCGTGCTGTCAGCGCTGGAGAGCGGCAATTTTGTGAAAATCAGCGGATTCAGCATGCGCAGGCCGTGCAACTTGCAAATCGGCTGGCCGTGCTTATCGACAATGTGCCGGATGATGTCTTTCATGCGTGTCACTGAAATCGCCGGCTTGCGGACGTCGTACTCGCCGCAGCTGCCGATGGCAACGCGGGGATACTCATGGCATAGACGGATAAACCGATCGTCAGATTCGTTCATGTGCCAGACAGGCACGCCGAAGAATTTTCCGTGCGGCCATTCAGTCAGTAGGACATCGTTCTCCGCTGCTCCGCCGTCGATCACGTCAGGGATAATCGCAAAGTCGAAGCCAGGGTGATTTTTCCAGCGCTCAACAAACGCGTAATAATCCGACCAGTCAATTTTGTTTTTGCCTGCCGCCTTCCACGCAGAAAATGCGCCGTTGTCGATGGCAAACGACTGGCAGATTTCAGCAGCCAGCCCAAGCTGGCCATCATGCACAAACGAGATAAACGCATGCCGCGCGCGCCACGCTTTCATCGCGCAGGTATCTGGCGTAATCGGGCCTCCGTGGTAGTGGATCATTCCCCCTCCCTAGCTCTGTCACTATGGTGGCCAGCAGGTATTACCCCATCAACCGGCAAACACTCATACTGTGCCGGAAGGGACTGCTGCCGAATATCTTCGAGGCAGTTGGAACGATCTGGATATACCCAGCCCTGCGGAACGTAATCGCATGGCTGGTAGGTGTAGCAAACGAGCAGGAATAAACCGAACATCAGCAAGCCCTCCCTCGCACACCAGCCAGCGCCTGATCAAACATTTTGTGCATGTGGCAAAACCTCAGCTCTACTGGGTTGAAATGCCACAGCGTTTTGTCCGGCCTGGTTTTCTTCCCTGCTGGCCGGAAATTAACTTCACCCAGTTCGTAGAAACGCTCATTCACGCCTATCAGGTGATAGCGCGCCTTGTTCCCCTGCCCGGTTCGGATCATGTTCACGTTTGGCGACCGGAGCATCGATTTCAGCCGAATGCAGATCTGCGATCGTGTCATGCTGTTCCCTGGGTGTTTTTCATGCGTTAGGGCGCTCATCTCTGCAGTGGAGAGATTTTTGCCCTGGATAAGTTCGACAAACTGCCGTGTTGTGATTCTGGTCATTGGTCATGCCTCGGTTATTTCACGTTGTTGTTACCCATGCTGGCGCGGATCCGTGCCAGCATTTCCATGCCCTTTCGCTGATAGCGTCCGTCCGTGTCAGCGACTTGTGCGTCGCCCGGCGGCCTGTTCTCCAGCGCTTTCGTTTTTCGCACTGGCGGGATGGAGAATCCCATTTCCACCTGCTTTGCCCACTTCGCCAGCAGCCGGCCGGCCAGTGCGGCGAGTTCGTTGTGTCCCAGCTTGCGCTCTACGCCGGCGCGGCGGAGCTCCGGGCAAATCTGGAACAGCACCGGGTGGCGCCAGTCGAAACTATCTGCGCCGTCGAAACGCCAAGATTCGTTGCGCCAGCGGCGGTATTCGCTCATGACATCGTCCGCCGACAAGCCGAACGGGTTAGCTGTGCACTCGCCGATGATCGCGGTAAATTCCGCGAGGTCAGGCGGCCAGTGGTTACCGGCGCTGCAGCGCTCCATGCACCGGCGCGCGGCGTAGGCAAGTTGGTCATCGGAGAATTTCGAAATCGTCTGGCCCCAGATCGTGGATGGTGCCACCCCGTTCTTGGTCACCCAGCGGTTGGCGTAGATCCCCGCCATCGTCTCCCAGAGGAGCCAAGCCCTGTCGCTCCCGTTCTGCGTTTCGTGCGGCCCTGACCTGCTGCTGAGCGGTAGCGGCTGCTGCGGTGTATCTGGTCGCATTTGAACCTCCTGCATGCTGCTTTCGTTTGGCCGCCGCCTGGCGCTCGTAGAGCACGCTGTCGGCGAATTTCTGCTCCCACTGCGTCTGGTTAAATACCCTGCCCTCGGCTTTCCAGTACGCCTGGAAGCTCGCCAGCTCCTGCGGGGTGTATCCCGGCGCCGGGCCGTCGATAATTCGGCCCCACAACGCCGCCAATCGCTGGAAATCAACCGTCGGCGCCCAGTTGGCGCTCATCGGAAATTTTCCGCATGGGTTCTCGTCGTCTTGGTCTTCCCAGGGTGTCGGCCCTGCTCCCTGTCCATCTGGTGAAATTTCGCCCGCTCCCGATAGAGAGAGGGGTTTATCTTTTAGATCTTCTTCTTCCTCTACTTCTGGTAACGCTTTTTGATACGCATCTGTAACGCTCGCAGCGTTACTAATTGCGTTACCTTTTGCGTTACTCCCGCGTTTCACCTTCCTGGAAAGTGCAACGCGATTATTCGTAAGTGCTCGTTTTTTCGATGAATTCCCGTTATGTCTTTCAAAGTTCGGAAAAACCAACGTCTCCCCATCGAGCGCCAGCCAACCAACGCTGATCAGCGCATCTGCAAAACCGGAAACGAAAGTGATCCGATCAACTGCATTTTTTGTAACGCTCGCAGCGTTACACTTTGCGTTACCGTCAATGGTCTGTTGATCGGCCCACGCCCATAATCTGACCAACTTGCCTAACACGGCGTCCGGGTCCAGATTCAGGATTTCCGACAGCTGGAACACCTCCGGTTTATCCGGGGTTATCACTTCAACCTTGATCCAACTTGCCGCCATATGTGCCTCAACTTTCTGTAATCTGTAACGCCGACAGCGTTACGGTTTGCGTTTCTTAAAAGGTCAGTTTCGCGCCGTCGCGCGTGCTCCCTGCGGCGCTGGCTTCCCTTTCAAACGCTGGCAGTGCTTTGCAAAACTTCGCGCCCAGACCAACAGGTCGGGCGGTTTCATGTTCGGGTTATGGCGCTGGTGCTGTACGGCAGCCGCCGCAGACGTCGTGGCGACCGCCTCGTCGAACCGTGCCTCGCGCAGCTGCGCGGTGATCTGCTTCTGCAGGAAATCGTCGTGATTAATGGTCATTGGTCATGCCTCGGTTAATGCAGTGCGCTGTAGGCTCGCCGGAGCTCGTAGAAGCTGCGCTCTGCCTCGTCGCACTCTCTTTCAAAATCTGCCGGTGATGCGTGCAACAGCGCGGCGGCGATCGCCTCCTGGTGTTCCTTCAGCGCGCGGATTGCCAGGTATTCGATGCTGTTCCCCGCCACCAGCCGGGCGCGCAGCACCGCCGGCAGCGCTGCAAGGATCGCCGGCTGCAGTTCCTGGATTTTCTGGCGGGCGCCAGCACTATCGCTGTCGAGCCAGCGAAAGATCTGCTGCTTGTTGTTGTGCCATGCAGCATCATCAACGCTGCCGTCGGCGCGTTCGATCTGCGCCAGTTGCGGCGCCTGCATTTCCAACTTGAAGTAAGCGCGGGTGATTTCCGCCGCGACCGTGCGCTGAGTGGCCTCCGTGGCCCATCCGCGCAGCGCGTCGCGGATCTGCTCGTGTTTGATTTCCATAAATCATGTCCTTAGGCTGCAGGCTTGGTATCCTGCAATTCTGGTGGTAAGGCATCCTGCGGGTTTGGATAGATATCCGGCCTCAGTTGATGCGGAGTAACGGCCCAATTGAGCGCGCGGCATACGTTGATAACTTCCGCACGTGCAACGCCATTTCGGAACCATGCACTCACGGTCTGGGATTTTTTACCCAAACGGCGCCCTAACTCCGACTGGCTGCACACGCTTAGGATTTTTGCTTGTGTCGATTTGTCCATCTTGCCTCCTCATTAAGTTTTCATATGACAGCAAATTTAATTTTCAATGTCAATAAAATTGGTTCGTAGCTGACCTACAAACAAATTTTGTATACTGAGGTGCTATATGGCATGAGAGGGCGAAATGATCTTCGAACAACGTCTACAGCAGGCTCTAGATGAGTCTGGAATATCCCAAGCAGAGCTAGGGCGCCGCGTTGGCGTGAATTCGCAATCCGTCAGCGGCTGGTGTTCAGGGATTTTCCCGCGCAAAGATAAGCTGGAAATGCTCCCAGAAGCCCTGGGCAAACCTCTGTATTGGTTTTTCTTAACAGAGGAAGAAGAGAAACAGCTTGGCGACGGCAACTTAGGACGGAAGATCACCGATAAGCATCAAGAGCTTATTGACTTATTTGACCAACTTCCTGCTAGCGAGCAAGAAAACATGCTCAGTACTTTTTCAGAGAGGCTCAAAGAGCTTGACTCATTCGTTGAGCAATATTTAAAGAGAAGAAAGAACCCATCTACCGACTAAACCTCCCTGTCGACCACTAAACCGCCTTCCAGGCGGTTTTTTTTCGCCTGCATCCAGCCTCTCCCCTTTCATCCACGTGACAGAAACCCCAATAAAATCATCATATGATAATTTAATTATCAATTTTAGATTGACTCATGATAATTTATTTTGTAGATTTTATCTCATCAAGCAGCAGCGAACAGGCAGGAAGCCCACGAAGTAGCCGCCCGGGGCGCACGAAGACCGGGATGATTCGCTAACGCAGCAGGTGAAAAACGTTCTGACAGCTGGAAAGACAGCACCGAGGCATGACCAACAGACCACACAGCAGAGGGCAACACGATGTTCACATCATACGAAGAGTATTTCGACAGTCTGGCGGAAGGCGAAGAGGCCATGTCAGAAGCAGAATTTAACGCAGCTCTCCAGTAACACTCACCGTGCCCTACGGGGCGCCACCGAGGCAATCATGAGCGACAGAGGTTTCTGGATTGTAATTGTCATCGGCATCTGCGGCCTGTTCTGGACGGGAGTCATCGTAGCTGCACTGATTTTTAAAGGGGCATGGCAATGAGCAAGATCGTCCCAAACAGCGGTAAGGCCGTCAGCCTCCGCAACTCGCGCACCGGCGCGCCGTGGGTAGCATCGTTCGATTACATCCGCGGCCGCTACCGGTTCGAACCGGTCGGCAATCTACGGGCCATCAAGCGCCCTTTTGAATCCCTGCGGATCCCGCCGGAATTCGAGCCAGCCGGCACGCACTAAAGCACCACCTGAAACAGCAGTAAAAAATGCCCGAATTAATGGGCAGGACCAAACTCGGCATGACCAAAGTCAGAACGGGGTGTTCTGACATAACCACAGAGGAATAAATGATGTCTAAGTCACTGAATGAAGTAGAAAAGCAGGTTCACGTTGCCGAAGTTGTTCACCACGGCGAAAAACTGACTATTCCTGTCGGTATGGGCGTTCAGGATGCGATCGATTTGCTGGAGCGCCGCCGTGATTACCTGAGCGAGAAAGTGATCATCCGCCGCGAATTTAACGTGTTCCCGTGGGACGGCGCAAACGCATTGGCACAGGCATTAACCAACCGTTTCGGCTGGGCAGCGGCAGAGTCAACGCCGGGCTTTTTTGGTAGCCAACCGCCAGCGATGATCAACATTGAAGTCGGGCCGAACCAAACCAAAGAAATTCCGTGGGGACGTTTCAGCCTGCCTGGCATCGATGGTTTCGTTCAGACTGATTCCGATCGCAAAGACGGCCGCATCTGCTTTGTGACAGCTGCAAAAATTCAGCGTAAGGACGAAAGCGTCATAAAAGAGCTGTTTGACGATATTGCCAACATCCTGAAGCGCGGCTCCATCTACGCCGGTAAGGCCATCAAAATTCGCTTCCGCGATGACGACGGCGACCTGATCGAAATGCCAGAACCGAAGTTCTTGGACACGTCGTCCATTAGCCGCGACATGCTGGTTTATTCTCGTGAAGTGACCGAAGCGATCGAAACCAACCTCTTCACGCCGATCGAGCGCATTACCGACTGCATCGCGAACGACATTCCGGTAAAACGCGGCGTGCTGCTGGGCGGGCCATACGGCACAGGTAAAACGATGGCTGCAACCGTAGCTTCGCGTTTGGCAACCGACAACGGCGTCACCTATCTATACGTGCCGCGCTCCGACGAGCTGGCTGATGCGATTGAGTTCGCCAAGCAGTATCAGGAAACGGCCTGCGTGATTTTCTGCGAAGACATTGACCGTGCTGTCAGCGGCGAGCGTTCCGTCGCTATGGATGACATTTTGAACATCCTCGACGGCATCGACACCAAGGCCAACAACATCATAACCGTGTTGACCACGAACCACCTGGAGAATATCAACCCTGCGATGCTCCGCCCGGGCCGACTGGACGCCATCATTAACGTGACGCCGCCGGACGCCGAGGCCGTTGAGCGCCTGATCCGCCTGTATGGCAAAGACACCATTTCGGCCGATGCAGATCTCCGCCCTGCTGCCGACCTGCTGGCCGGCACCATCCCGGCAGTGATCGCCGAAGTAGTGAAGCGCGCGAAGCTGGTGCAGCTCCAGCTGCAGCAGCCGGGAACCAAAGTCGAGAACGTGTCCGGTACTGCCGTTCTGCGTGCAGCCGAAACCATGCAGAGCCAGATTAAGCTACTGGCGGAGCAATCCAAACCGAAGGCCAAAGAGCCAACCTTCAATGAGGTGATGGGTCATGCCCTGTCTCATGCATTGAACGGCACCAAGGAGCAGTTGGGCACAATGAGCAAGCGCGTCGAAGAACTGCACGACCGCGTTGTGAATTAATCAGCCACACCAGGGAACGGCCATATTCTGGCGCCGGAAACGTAACCGGCAACCAACTTAATTAACCTAAGAGGCATGACCATGAAAGTAACCAGCGCAACTCTAGTTTGTGAAAAAATTCACACAGGCATTCACTCCGTATCTGAAAACGATAATGTCATTGGATATATCGCCAAGACCAAAAACGATGAATTACCTGTTGGTGCAGTTTTAGCAGACGGAACCGATCTCGGTGAATTTGATTGCCCTGACTGCGCAGTAAAAGAAATTTACCGCAAAGCAAACAATATTACTGACGGGCATTTAATTACCAGCGACGAAAAGAAAGAAATGCTTTTGGCCTTCATGATGGCAATGCTTGGCGGCTCAGCAGAACGCACAAGCCACTAATTGCTGTGTGTAGTCTTCCCCGCCAGCGATGGCGGGGCTTTTTCAAATATTGAAATGCGTCATGCGTTTCCCTCCCGGGGCGTCAACTCGCAGGGCGTATTTCAATATCACCAAAGAGAGGGTTTATATAATGCAAACTTTCAACACTGAATTAGCAATTGAGGCTCAGAGCCAATATTGCAATGACAACCGCCTTCCGAATTTCTCGCCAATTGACGGGGTTTGTTACCGTTGCAACAAAGATGTTTATGTTCCAGTTGAGAATAAACACGGCGACTTTGTTTCAGGAATTTCCGTAGAAAAGGCAGCGAGCACCCACATTATTGATTGTCCGCACTGCCGAATGAGTTATTGCGATTAAAAGTAAAAAGGCCCGCACAAGGCGGGCCAGTCTACCGGCTTAACGTCCCGGTGACGGGCTGCCAGGGGACCAACCCTAACAGCCGAGGCATGACCAATGACCACATCGAGGATGCAGCACCGATCGGCCTGCATTCTACCTAAAACTCAGGAGAATTGCACAATGCAAAACGTCTACGCCTATCACTTAAAGGCAAAGCAAAAGTCAGGGAAACCCTCGCTTTTCATCTGGTTTGAAGCAAAGAACGATGCGCGGGCAAAACGTGACCTCGAAAACCACATCGAGGACGCCGAGCTGGATCAATCCGCTTACTTCAAGCCGGTGCGCACCAATTACCCCGTTGTTGACGATCTGCCGCCAGAAGCGGCGTTCTGTGATACCTGGTGCCTGCGCTACAAGCTGGACGATAACCTGTCGTGGCAGGTCATCCCTGCGACTGAGCGCGAACAAGTGCAGGAGCAGCACAAACCTGCAAGTGATGCTGGTGCGGCAGAAACCAGCAGCAGCCAAAAACCGCAGGTAGACCAGACGACCAATGACGGCGGGGAGCCAGCCCACGGGCAAGAGCCGCGAGCGTACTTCGCAAAAATGAGCGCTGACACGCGGGCTGTCGCCGTCATCCTGCATGGTTTCGAGGTGATCGACACCGTGCTGAGTAAATCGCAGATGACCAATGTCATCAACACTGCATTGAGCGGCGAATCCGCTTATATCGCCGATATGCTGCAGGCTCTACGTCTGCCTGCCGTTTCCTGCATGGATCCCGAGCGCTTCGCGGCTTTCGTTGCCGGGGTCGCGCGTCGCTATGAAGAAACCGATCCTGAATCGACTTTCATCAATATCCGCAAATACGTTGAGCAGCTGCTGAAACCGGCCCCGGAACCGGAAGCAGAAACGACGAAAACCGTACATAAGCGCGGCTATACCCAAACGCATGACGCCCTCGACCGTGAGATCGCCTGCGCGCTGTGGGTCGGTGATGTCGACTGCCAAAATATCGCCGGTGAGATCGATCGCTGGGCGCAGAAAAAAATAAAAAACGATGACGAAGACTTTAAGCGATGGTCAATGGCGCTGCGCGCTGCCCCGAACATCCTAAAATACAGCCGTGAGACAATTTTCGGCGTGGTCCGCAATGTTCCATCGTCTGATATGTACCACTTCCCCGCCACACTCCGCAGCTGGATTGAGAAATATTTGTCTGAGCATGGCGTCTATGAATTCGGCGCCGCGCCGGATGCCGTGCATTTGGTTGCAGAGCCAGAGCCAGAGCCAGAGCCAGAGCCAGAGCCAGAGCCAGAGCCAGAGCCAGAGCCAGAGCCAGAGCCAGAGCTTGTCAGTTTAGGCGGTGGCCGCTTCGATGCGTCCAGTCTTTTCGAAGCCTCTGCGCTGGCTGCAGTGCAGGTTGATAGCGAGCCGAGCAAAGATACCGAGCAGCAGCCGACGCCAGCGCAGACATGCAACGATGACTCAAACGACGGTGAAAAAACGGAAGTAGCGCAGCGGCAAGAAAGTGAGCCTGCAGCAGATTGCGCGCAGGCGTATTTCGAGCCAGGCCGTTACGCTGATATTTCAAACACAGCCTATCACGCTGCGAACGGCATCAGCAGTACACAGGTGAAGGACGCGCGCATCAGCCTGATGTATTACCACGGGCGCCACGTCATCAAAACGATCGGCCGGGAACGCAGCGATGCGCTGACGTTCGGCTCGCTGGTGCACACGCTGGCGCTTGAGCCAGAGAATCTGGAGCGAGATTTCAACGTAGAGCCGATTATCCCGGACGGCGCTTTCACGAATACCGCCTCAATGCGCGCATTTATTGAACAGCACAACGAAACGCTGCCGAAAATGGCGGATACGGACACTCTGCGCACCGTCATTGATGAACACAACGCGAAGCTGCCAACACCTTACGCGCTGGGCGGTAATGCGGACGAAATAGGCCGAATTTACTCCCTGCTGCCGCCGGAATTCCAGACCATTCCTGACGGCCAGAAATTCACCGCTACAGCTATGAAAGCCTGCATCAAAGAGTACAACAGCACGCTGCCTGAACCGCTTAAGGTCAGCGGTGGCCGCGATGCGCTACTCGAGCAGTTGGCAATCATCGATCCTGAGTTTGCGGCTCGTGAAGTTGCGATCCCGGCTCCGCTGTCGGTCAGCGGGAACAAAGAAGACATAGCGGCGCGCATCAAAACGATTCTGCCAACAGCCATCTTTGCCGACGAACTGCTCGATGCCTGGAAAAACTCTGATGACGGCCGTCAGCTGGTAACCCAGCAGCAAATGCAACACGCCAAAGCCATTCAGCGTGCGCTGTTTACCCATCCTTCAGCGGGTCCGCTACTGCAGCATGAGCAGCGTGCGGTTGAAGCAAGTTATTTCGGCTTTGATGAGGAAACCGGCCTAGAGGTCCGCGTCCGCCCTGACCTTGAGATCGATCTTAACAGCGTGCGCGTAGGTGTGGATTTGAAATCAGTCAGCATGGGCCGCGTAAAGCAAGACGCGCTGCGCGCCAAGCTGCACCGGGAAATTATCGATCGGGACTACCACCTCAGCGCCGCCATGTATAGCGACATCGCCGCCTTTGACCAGTTCTTCTGGATTTTCGTCAACAAAGACGAGGGCTATCACTGGGTAGCTATCGTCGAGGCTTCTCCTGACCTGCTTGAGCTTGGCCGGCTTGAGTACAAAAAGGCGCTGCGAGACATCAAAAACGCATTCGACACCGACACCTGGCCGGCACCGATCACCGAAGAGATCGTCGACGACTTAAACGACTATGACCAGCGCCGCATGGAAGCGCTGCGCGTTGCGTAAGGGGCAAAAACATTATGAGCAATATCAGCATTCCTGAAGAAAAAACGGCGTCGGTCACTGACTCGAACATCGCGCTGTTCAACCCGCAATACCTGACCGCTATCAACCAATTTGCGCAGGTCATGGCGAGCGGTACAGCGACGATCCCCGCCCATCTGCGAGGGAACCCGGCCGACTGCATGGCGATCGCCATGCAGGCCGCCCAGTGGCAAATGAACCCATTCGCGGTGGCTCAGAAAACTTTCATCGTGAGCGGCGTTCTCGGGTACGAGGCGCAACTGGTTAATGCGGTGATTTCCACCCGCGGGCCGCTGGTCGACCGCATCAACTATGACTGGTTCGGTCCGTGGGAAAAGGTGATCGGCAAATTTGATATTCGCAAAGGGGATAAAGGGGAGTATCGCATTCCTGGCTGGCGCCTGGCTGATGAAGAAGGGATCGGGATCCGCGTCTGGGCAACGCTGAGGGGGGAGGATAAACCACGGGAGTTAGTGCTCATGCTGGCGCAGGCCCGCACCCGCAACTCTACGCTTTGGGCTGATGATCCGCGCCAACAACTGGCCTATCTGGCAGTGAAGCGCTGGGCGCGCCTGTACTGCCCGGAAGTGATTCTCGGTGTCTACACGATCGACGAGTTGGAAAAGACGGAAGAACGCGAAATTAACCCGCAGCGCGGCGCCTCGCGCGTCAGTGTGAGCCAGCTTGCGGACGGACCTGTCGCCGCACCTGTACAGCAGAGCGCCCCGCCTGTCGATACGGATGATATTGCCGGCGGCATTCGGACAGCTATCGATCAGGCAGAAACAACAGACCAAGCCTCAAATATCCGCGCACAGGTTGAAGAGTTACGTCAAAAGCTGGGGATCGCCGCTTACACCGAGCTGAAAAACAAAGTGATTAAGCGCCACCGGCAGATCACCGCATGCGGCAGCATCAGCAGCCAGCTGAAAGACTGCCGGAGTGCCGATGAGTTCGCCGCGGTAGAGGCGCTGGTGCGACGGTCAGAGCGAGATCTAAGCGCTGATGACATGGAGCGTTTCCAGCTAGCGCTCGACGATATGCGCCCAGAGTTTCAGGGCTGATTTTGGAAAATCAACGCACAACGCCGGCCACGACTAATATTGTGGCCGGTTGTGCTGAGTAGTGAGGCATGACCAATGGCTAAATGGATGACTCTCGAAGAATGGCGAGATGATAACTACACCGATAAAAAACCAAGCATCCAGACGCTCTGGCGCTGGGCGCGCAACGGAAACTTTTACCCGCCGGCGGAAAAGCACGGCAAGCAGTACCGGCTGACACCAGGGACTATTTACATCAACCCCAAGGACTTCAACCTGGGGAGAAAAATAAAGGAAGCGCAGAGCCCTAATCCCGCGAGGCTCGCGTTCATGGAGAAAGTGATCAATGGCACGGCGAAGGGAGGGTTATGACATGCGCTTACCGAAAAACCTGACATTCCGCCGAAACCGGAACGCGTTCTACTGGCGCAATCCAGTCACCAAAAAGGAGATCTCTCTCGGCCAGATTTCGCGACGCGAGGCCATCGCCCAGGCGATTGAAGCCAACCACTATATCGAACAAAATTACTCTCCCGTTCTGCTCCTGGAGAAAATTAAGGGCAGCCACGAATACACGCTAAACGCCTGGCTCGATCGGTACGATGTCCTATTCAAGCGCCGAGAACTGGCCGAGAACACATACAAAGTGCGCACCGGCCAAATTGCCATTATCCGGGAACGCCTGGGCGACATGGTGCTGACAAAAATCACGACACGCCACATCGCCGAATTTCTCGAGTTTTGGATCGCCCAGAACAAAAAGACAATGGCCGCAACCATGCGATCGGTGCTGTCTGATATTTTCCGCGAGGCGATCGTGGAAGGTCACATCGAAAACAACCCTGTGACCCCTACCCGTGCGGCGAAAGCTGTCGTGATGCGCGAACGTCTGGAGCTGAAGCAATACGGGCCGATTCGAGATGCAGCTGAGACAATGCCACCGTGGTTCTGCCTGGCGATGGATCTCGCACTGGTCTCCGGCCAACGCCGCGAGGATCTGACACAAATGCGCTTTAGCCATATCGTTGACGGGCGCCTGCAGGTTGAACAAGGCAAGACGGGGGCTTTACTCTCCCTCCCACTTGATCTTGAACTGAAATGCATGGGCCTGCGGCTTGGCACCGTTATCGACCGATGCCGATTGGTCAGTACGACAGACTTCATGATCAGCGCCGGCATCAGGAAAAATAGCCCAGATGGTTCGATCCATCCCGACGGGCTAACGAAAAAATTTGTCGCCGCGCGGAAAGCATCAGGTTTGGAATTTCAGGAAAGCCCGCCGACGTTCCACGAGATCCGAAGCCTGTCCGGCCGCCTGTACGAAAAGCAGAACGACAAGGCATTTGCTCAAAAGCTGCTGGGGCATACAACGGAAATGATGACGCTGAAATATCTTAAAACGAGGGGGAAAGAGTACGTGATGCTGTAAAAGACCGAATATCAAAATTCGGACATATTTCGGACATTTTCGGACAAACGAAAATAAATCCTTTAAAATCAATAACTCAAAAAAAGACCGAATACGATTCCTATATTCGGTCTAGGGAAATGGCTCTTGGGAGAGAGCCGTGCGCTAAAAGTTGGCATTTAATGCAGGGCTTGTTCAGCCGTGCACTTTAAGAGTAGCCTACCGCGCCAGTTTTGCCAGCCGCCCGGCGGCCGCGTGATAGTTTCGTGACGAAATAACTATGCGGCAAAGGCGCATCAATCCGCGCACCTTGGGCAAGGCGTTGGCAAATAAGCGGTTAGTCAGCGCACAGCTTCTCGGCGCGTTCAATGAACGGCGCCAGGCTCATTTTTTTCCCCGGTTCGGCAGGGTCGTCCAGCAGGAGCACCTCCAGCGGCTGCGCACGCTGATGGCCCTTCTTCACCTGCTGCTCCGCTGCGTCGTTGAGCGGGTATTGCATCAGAGTGCTGTTGTTGAGCACGAACAGCGCGCCGCCGCTGCGGCACTGCAGCGTCACTTCTTCCTTGGTGAACGCCCACTGTTTGCCGTACTCCAGTTTGGTGATGTTCACCAGTTTGTCTGCCGCCAGCGCGCCGGTCGCGGTTGCCAGCAGCGTAATGCCGAGTAATACCGATTTCAT